GCAGCAACAACACCAGATGCAGCACCGATCAATTTAACCAAACCATCAAATTTGTTGAGGTTTACGTTAACTGAATCAGTATCACCTTGCCAAAGAGCAGTTTCAAGTTGAGCAGCAATTCTTTTAGCTTTCTTTTCAGAAAACTCTTGTTCGAATGGGATGCTATCATACATTGAACCTGTAGGCAATGCCTTTTGAAGATACTTTGCTTCCAAATCTTTAGGGCAAAGAGCTTCGTTTACTTTAATTTTACCAACAGTCACTGTTCTTTGTGTGAAAGTTGTAGAACCAGATGCGGTAAATCCACAGCTTGAACCGCTTTGGAAAATTGCGTCTGTGTCCATGATGTTAATGGTTTCAGATGATTTAACACCTACCATTACGTTACCTGCACTCTTAATCAAAGATGCAGTCTTAGCACCAAGCACACTTGAAGTTACAAGTAATGCTTCGTTTTGTTCTGTGTAATCTGCCAATGCAGAAACGTTAAATGCCATTTTGTTTTAATTTTTAGAGTTTAAAATTGCGTGTCTGTATTTATTAAGTCTTTCAAACTTAATGTCTTTTGTAGCTTCAAATTTGAATGATTGTGGCTTTTCAATTGGATCAGCCTGAGGCATTTTAGTTACCTCTTCAATCAAATCAACTACCTGAGAAAAGCCTTGTTTTGATTTATCTTCAATAGAAGATACTTTTTCATTCAATGCTTCAATTAATCCGTTCAACTCAGAAATTTTTGCAGCAAATTCTGCAGCCATTTCTTCAATTTTCTTGTCTTTTGCTTCAACTTCTACTTCTGGCATATCAGCTTCAGGTTTTTCAGCAGCTTCTATTTCTGTGATTTTACCATCCAAAACTGAAATTTGTGAACCATCAGCAAGTTGATGATCACCATCAGGAGCAAATGAACCATCTTCAAGTTTAACTTCACCACCTACTTCAAGTGAAGAAATCATAACTTTTGTTCCATCTGCAAGTTGATATTCAGCAAAATCTTGTTTTGCCTCCTCAACAGGTTTTTCCTCCTGTGGCATATCTTCAAATAATGCCCTAATTTTTAGGATTGCCTCTTTTGCGTTCATACTTTATTTTTAAATGTTAATGAATACAATTATTTATCACTTATGGCAGATAAAATTTTCTTTATCTGATCTAACATCTCCTGATCTTTACTCTTTGTTTTACTATATTCAAACACTCCCTCTACAGAAAATCCTTTTACTTCACCATTTTTTACCTTCTGCCATGTATCATCATTTTCAACCTTAAAACTTCCAAACCATGAACCATCAGGAGCATCTTCAAAACCTTTCATTGGAGCAATACCCCTTTCTTCATCTGATATAAAACTTTCAAACATAACCACTCCATCAACTTTTTGTGATGGATCATGATTAACATTTACATTTGCTTGATAACCTTTTTTGAAAAACTTCTGAGCAATCTTGAAAATAGTGTCTTTACTAAACATAACATAATAATCGCCATGAGTAGCATCACTCCTAAAAATTGGAGTGTCAGCCAACATAAGAGGACCAGAAATAATCCGCTTTTCTTCAGATATAATCTCAAATTTATATTTTTCTTTAAATGCATTCCAATTTCTTTGGATCGCTGGTCTATCAACTAATGAAACAAAATTTACCTCTGCATCATCATTAATATCATCGTTGATCTTAAGTTCAAATAATGGTAATTCCATGTTTATAAATGTTTATATTAAATAATATTATCAACTTAACCAAATCTGGCTCTTTGCTTAATTGCTTGAATCCTTTGTTGATTAGTAGTCATATCTGTTTCAACTACATACGCCCTTACTGCCTGATTACCAAGAGCATTGATTGTTGACTGATTCAACTGTGTCAACTGAGCCTCTGGTAATGCAGGTGAAACAGGTGATACACTACCTAACTTTGCTATAGAAGGCGAACCGCCACCTTCTGAGTCTGGGTTTTTAATTTTGTTAATTTGTTTTGCTGTACTTGCAACAATTGATGCAATAGATAATGCTGTTGATGCTGTGTTTATACCTATCCACGGTTGACCTCCTGTTGCAGGGAATTGAGCAAGCGCCTTAGCATTGGCTATTCCTAAGTTGGCAAGAATCTTACCAATTGCACCTGCTTGTTCAACAACCAAAGATGCTATCTGAACTCCCTTGCTTTTCTCGAATAGTTGTTTTGCTAATCCTGCTGCCTGTGCTGTTATATCAATATAAGCAGCCTGAATTGCAGCTTTTTGCTCTTTCTCAACCAACTCTATATTAATTCTATCCTCAGATAACTTTCTCAACTTATTATTCCGATCTTGCTCAGAGATTAAACCTTTTTGGAAAGACTCCTCAATTAGTTTTTCTTCAGCATCTAATGCCATTTTTCTAATGTCAAATGTTTCCCTTTCTCTGGATGCCAATGCCTCAAGTTCAGATAGGTTTCTGTTCAAGAATGATTGAGTAATGTCATTGTCAAGCTGTTTTAACTGACCTGCAACTTCAGACTTTTTATTTGCAAGTTCTATTTCTGCCTGAGTTCTTGCAAGTGTACCTTTTGCATATAATTTAACATTATCTTCAAGTCTGGAAACCTCTAAAATGCTTTCCTCAATATAAATCTGCTTTTTAGCCTGTAGTCTTTTCTGCTCATCTTTGATTAATTCAGCTTCTGCTTTTTTGGAATCAAATAAAAGTTTATTTTGATTTTGCTGTATTAATTTTTGTATTTCTAATTGCTCCCTTAAAAGACTATTAACATTTATAAGTTGCTCAGTTCTTTTGCCTGTATATTTCTCTTCAACATCAGCAAGTTCACCCTGAACTCTTATTCTTTCTGCTAAAAGCTCATTATTTGATCCACTTAATTTAATCTCAGCATTTATTCTTGCTAACTTTTGACCTATTAATGCTCTTTCAGCTTTTTCTCCCTGATCAAGAACTTTTGCAAGTTTATCATTTGCTGCAATCCTTTCTTCAATGCTTAACTGCTCATTGTCTCTTGTTTGTCTTAACTTTTCAGCCTCAATCTCATTTTTCTTTATGGCATTTAAAAGTCTTGCCTCAGCTAAAATTTGATTATTTGTAGCATTAGTTAATGCTTTTGCTTCTTCTAATTTCTTGCTAAAATATTCTCCACTTGCATCAATCAAATTATTTACACCTTCCGCTGCTCTATTAAATGAATCATCAACACCTGTGACAACATCAACTAATTCTTTACCGAATAGTTTTGCACTTTTACCTGCCTCAGTAAAATTACCTGTAAGTAAATTTTTAAGAGTAGTTCCCAATAAACCTGCAGCCTCAATCATTGACTCAAATCGTTCAATGACATTACTTTTAATTAACTCACCTAATTCCTTAACATACTTTTGTGGTTCTTGAAAAACATTTTTTATAAATCCAACAACTTTTTCTGTATTATCTACAATAAGTTTAACCAGATCAGAAAATACACCTGTTAAAAAATTAAGTGATGTACTAAATAGATCAGCTACCTTTTGATTTCTACCAAGTACATCTTTGAAAAATTCAAATGCCTTAGCAACTGCAGCAACAAGTCCTAAACTTTTCAGGAGTGTACCTATTTTCCCAAATGATGATGCAGCAGCCTTCTCAGCATTCTGTGCACTCTTTCCTACATTTTCGACACTCTTACCTAACTCTCCTACCTTTTTGGTACTGTCACCTGTGTCGACTTTGACTTTAATATCTAATTCTTGACTCATTAAAATGTTTTTTCAATTGCCTTTAATAATGAAACTTTAGTTGTTGTATAATCCATAGGGTTATAACCTTCAATTGTATTTAATCTGAATAACACACCATCAATCCAAACTAACTTACCAAAATCAAGATTATAAATATCCATTGTATTTAACAATATATTGCAGGTTAATAGTTTACTATCTTTGTCTGTGATTTCAGCCATATAATCTGAATAATATGCGTTAAATAGATTAGTAGTTGGATATGTTGTTGCTAAATAATAAATCTCTTTTGGTGCTCCAAAATTTATATCATTTGTGGCATTAAATGGATCATCCAAATGTCCAACATAAGTATATGTAGTTACACCATTTTGCACAGGACTTCCATTATTTTCAATTTTATATCCTGTCATTTCAGTTATATATTTTGCCTGAAATATTCTAATATTAAAATCCATTGACTCCTCAACTCCACCTGATCCTACCTTATAAATTGCAGGATAAATTTTATCTGTCCCCTGTTTTCTATATAATGGACTCGCACTAAATATCACCTCAGTTGTGTCAGTATCTTTAACAAAATCAAATTCAGTATCAAATATCCTATCACCATAACCTTCTGCATATTTCTTTCTATAGTTTTCATTATACAAATCATTGTCCTGTTTAAACTTAAATTGATAATATCTGGCATTAATTTCACTCATTGGTTTAATGCTCATTGGTTTTGATCTATCAATTTTGTTTGTCCAATCTTGAGTTAATGCATCTTTACTTGTTGATATTTTCCATATACCATTTTCATAATAAACATAATCATTAGCATTATATGTTGTTAATCCATGACCTAAATCCCTTGTTCCTGTAACTGATATTTGATAAACATAACTTTCTGTTCCTGTACTATCTGATAATGCAGGATTATTTGTTGATGCATTCCATGTTCCCTGATAAATTCCTGATTTATAAAAATCAATATATGGTTTAACAATTATTTTCTTTTCTACTACAGGATCATCATAAACATATAGATTGAACATCTTGCATATTGACAAAAAGAAATCTCTCTGAAATATACCCTGAGGCAATTGTTTATCAAACTGAATAGTTTCTCCATAGTTGATAGGTACATCAGTCACAGTTGTTGTATTAACAGCTAAATAACCTGATGTTATTGAATATTGAGTTGCAGCAGATGATACCCAAACATCTATAGTATCATTAGTATTAAGAGTTGTATTATATTCTAAGAATAGATTAAAATATCTGGGCAATGCAAAGACAGGGAATGTTTCTGTTTTAACCTCTAAGCTATTTACCCTTATATAAACAGTTACATCGTAATAACCTCCTAAACCATCCTGTTGAACATCTAAAAACTCACCATATAATTCAGTCTGTATTGTACATGGCAAAGCTGATGCACCATTGTATCTATATGAACTTCCCACTAATGTAAAATTTCCTGCAGTAACCACAGAAAAATCGGGTAAGTTTTCTGTATTATATGTTTGAGCTACAGCATTTGCATAAAATGCCTGAGTTGTTGAGTTTGATAAAACCTTTCTGTTTGTAGGAATAACAAGTCTATCAAATAATGAATTACTTAAATATGAGAAATCCCAAGTATATCCAGATTGAATCCTGATTTTTTCAAGCATTTCTTTTACCTTGTAACATGGTCTGAATGCCTTGAAATCAAAATCAACCTTATTGGTGCTCACATTCCCTATGTCAATCAAACCATAAAGAATCGGACTTCCTGAAACAGGTACAGATTGATCTGTTATATTTGCAGCAGTCCATGCCTCATTATATGAACTATAAAGAGGATAACCCCCACCTGAAACATCTTTTAAATCTTCTAATCTGTTATTCCCTAATGCAGATATAAATCCACCTAATTCACCAAATACTGCACATTGATATTCTATAGCTGATCCATCTTTAACAATTTCTAAGAGCCTTAAAACCCCTTTAAATATCTGTATTTTATCAATGAATATCCTACAGTTTGCAACTCTGGATGCATTGAAATTATACCCAACATTAGGCTGATCATTATCTGTGATATTTGCATTGCCTAAATCAAAAACAAATCCAAAAATTTTATTATTGTTTGCAGTACCTGTGATATTGATGGTCTTTGAAAAGGAAGTATTTTTACTACCAAAGTCCTGAATATCATCAATTGCATATTGAAATTCAGTTGATATTTCATCAACCAAATCCAATCTATTATCTTCAATATAAATCTCTGTAGATATCATCTAAACTGTGAGTTTAAGTATTTACTAACCTCAATGTCTATTTCAAAATTAAATAGTTTGTCTGCACTTGCTACCTTGTATGTGTAATTTGTACTCGCAATTGTCACAGGGAAATATGCACCTTGTACCTCAATATAACATATTGAACTCGCAACCAATTGAGCCAACCATGTATAATCCTGTTCACTAACCCAATCAGATATTAAATGAAATCTGTCTTTATGCTGAATAGCATAATTCAAAGCAGTTTCATTATATCTGTTGTAAGCATCCACATTTTTCATCTGGTTGCCTGATAACTGCCAATCATTTCTTCTGTATGAACTCCTTTGAAATTCGCTGCTTCGCCTATTAACCAGAGCAAACTTCATTGTGTCCCAACCTCCGACTCTATTCAGGAAATGCAAGTTATATTGCTTGTACTTAGGATAGCATTTCTGCCTGATCTTTAAAACTCTTGAAACCGCTACACCTCTTTTCAAATAGAAATTATAACCATATGTTGATGAAGTTATTATTGTACTACCTGCCCAATCATTGACGTGAGCAGCCTGTAAATTAAAGAGGTTCATCTCTCCTGCTAAACTGATGTTTGCACTAACAGTAGTTAAAACCTGTTCTCCTGAATCAACAACCTCAACCCATGCAGAATATGTACCTCCTGTTTTCTTAAAATATGTTGCATAAAAATTGTCACCATATTCAATTCCTATATTATCAGTATCTCTTTCTGTTAGCCAATCATCACTAAAATTCTCAATCAAAAGATTATCATAATAGTTTGACAGGACTAATGGAGTATTATCATTAATTGCGAGTATATCCGCAAACAATGGTGGATAGTAATTGTAACTACTGAACTCACCAGATGCCATATTTCTGGTTATAGTTCCTGTGACCTCCTCACCTACAGCAACATTATAAGTTACTTTTAATTTGTCATTAGATGCCACCAGAATTGAATTTCCAGAAGGCTCAAAGTAATTTGTAACGTATGCCCTGACAATTGGTGATGCATTGAAAATTCCAACACTACCTGATGGATCAGGGAAAACCTTTACTGTGCTAACTATATTTCCGTTAACCCTTACATCATACACAAATTTAAAATTTGTAGTTCCTGAGTTTGTGGATGTTGAAACAAACCACAAATCATCATGCAGAGATGCATATGCTACAGGACTATCTGTTATCGTTATTGCCATTTGGTTGACTTGATTTTATTTGTACAATTATATCAGCACTTAGAGCAATTTCTAATGCCTCTCTAAATTCTTTATTGAATACTAAATTAATTGCCTGATCAACATATTGCGTTGCTTTTATACCGTCTCTCTTTATCCCTCTTGCAATTGCAAATGATAGTTTTCTCTTGCTTTTTGCAGCATCAACTATTGCAGTCAATTTTGCTCTTTTCTTTTCCACTCTGGTAATTGGCACTCTCTCAGCACCCGATTTGATTTTTGCATTAGCTAACCATCTTGCAATAGCATTAGCCATGAAATATCCAACCTTTGCTGATTTAAACCTATATTTACCTGTTGCAAATTTCTTTCTGGCATTCTTGCCTCCGACACCTACAACACCCTTGTTTATGAAATCATAGTATTTGTCTTGTTTTGATCCTATTGGATAACCAAGATTTAAAACAGACAAAGACTCTTTATTCTGAACAAAAGGTATTTCAATGTCCAATAATGCTCCTGTGTTAATTGCTGCTGCTCTCTGCAGGTTTCTTTTGATTGCCCTGTTAAATTCCAGACCATACTCAAATAAAACCTTTTCAAGTGCATTAAATGTGCTTGGATCAACATCATTAAATTCTGCATTGAACTTGTTTACAAAGTCATCAGCAATAAATTTAGCCTGAGCCTTATTCATATATATAAATGAAGAAAATCTTAGAAAATAACTGGAATAAAAAACCCCGCCTAAAAAGGCAGGGTAAAACAACCGCTATGAAAAATTATTGTAATTGAATTAAAATTTTCTTTAATAACAAATAAGGTACTGTGCTAATATATGTATGATTCCCAACATGAATCTCAGTATATTCAACCCCATCTCTAACATATGGCAAGATCACATCTATATTACAGAAATATGCCATAACCCTATCAAGATCATCCCAATTAAACTCCATATCTAAATCCTTGAGCATCTTTGTTGTATCTGTATGGTACAAGATTTCTATTTCCATCTATCCGTTTTTTATATAATCTCTTTCTGCCTTTAAGTATGACAGATCATTTAAGAATTGTATGACAGGCAAATTGTATGCTGCATCCAGAGTTATGTTTTCATGCTCTGCCACAATTTTAGCACAATACTGCCACCCATAAAACTCAACAAACCTACTACCTCCTCTTTGCTGTTGACTTTCCATATCCTGATCTATTTCATCGTATAAACCCTTATAATTGGAATCCAGATCAGCAATCATTTTAACATACTTAGTGACAGAAAAATAAACATCAACAAAATTTGCCTCCTGTATGTCCTGACTATAAATGCTATGCAAGGTTGCATTGTAACGCTTAGCAAAATAACCAAATGGAGTGAATAATGTTGGCATCACCATACTCGCTGCAACTTTATGCAAGTTCTGAACAAAGTCCTTTGCAAATACTTTTGTTTCAATATATCTGGCAGTATTTACTTTGTTTATATCATAATTGCAGATATATCTTTTTAAACCTACTTGAATATAATCTTTTGGTTTACCATCAAACTGAGTAATTAAAAATTTTATTTTTTGCAGTTCCTTTAATAGCCTTTTATGGCTATATTTCTCAACCTGTGACTCTGTGGTTGAGTTAATTATTGCTATTATTCTCATGGCATGACCTAATGGATTTTCACCCAATAGTATTTTCTCCAATTGTTGATACTGAAATACATTCAGATCATTCCATGTCATTAGTAGTGAATTTTGTCATACCATTCTATAAATGAATAATATAAACCTACAACAACAATAGGAAAACAAATTAATATTGCTGATGTGATCCATAAAATACTAACCATGTATTTGAGTATAATCTGAAAGGTTGATGGTGACTCGTTTTCCCATAGCTGAAAAAATCTTTTCAACAACGGATAATCTTGGTGGATTGCCATTCTCAATACGGTTTATTGAAACAAAACTGATTCCTGATTTTTCAGCTAATTGTTTCTGGGTTAAATTTTGTTCTTGTCTTGTTTTCCTTAATAATTCACCGATCATATTTCTATTTGTTTGATAATTTCTGTTTTCTTTTCACCTCTGCTTTCTACAATGAATTGATACCTTTTTTCTGCCACTTCAGGATTTCCTGACATTGATCCTGAAACATATAATCCATCAATAGTTACAAAATAAGTTTCTTCTCCTGAAAAATTTGTTTCTTTAATTAATTCAATTTTCATAATAGTGGTTTTTGCGAATATAAATAAAATTTAATAATTAATGATTTCTTGTCTGAATCTTTTTTCTTCTTTATGTCTTTCATAGTAACTTTCTCCACGAAGTTCAGATTGTTGTTCTTGAATTTTTGCTCTTGCACGTCTTATTGATTCAGGATTTGACAGTTTTCCTTCAGAAAATATCTTAAGAAATTCAAAAACTGTTATCTTATCTTTTCCTTGTGTAACTAATTCTCGCCACCAAATGTTGGCAATTAATGCTTGATCGTTATCACGTAAATGCTGCTTATTTGTCAATAAGTCAATTATAACTTCTTTGTTATGTAGTTTCATTTATTATATGTTTCGTTGTAGTATTGTTCACCGTTAATGTTTTCTTCTAGGAAGTACCTAGGAACTATCCTACTACCTCTTTCATCCCAAGCCTTAACTATCTGCTCTTTCTCCATTGCTTTGGCTTGTTCAATAACTTCCCAATTAGGATTCAATTTTATATATTCTGAAAAAGTTTTTTGAAATTGTTCAATTAACCATTCTACTGCTGTTTGTTTCATGTTTTTGTTTTTAAATGGTTATGCTTGGCATTCATTTTCTTTACAATCACAATAAATAATTGGAAGAAATATATTATTGCAAATTTTCATAAACAATAACTATCTTGAAGAAATCCAATGATAATTGCGCCAATAATTAATTCTAAAAGTAAGTTTACTATTTCTTTTTTCATTATAAAAGTTTAAAATCAACAATTTTTTGATATTCTAAATGTGTTGCAAAAGAAGCAAATATCCTTTTCCTAATTTTTTTGCATATTTACTTGCGAAACCAGAATCTTTAAAAGGTAAAAAATCTACAATCTTGCTTTCTTTAGTTATTATACTGCAATAATTACTAAAAATAAAATAATGTGGATTTTTTGGATTGCTAAGTAATTCTTTGTTAATCTGTTTCATAATAAGTGTTTTTGTTTATACAGCTAATATAAACCTTTCTTTAATAATAGAACACTTAAAGTAAACTTTTTTTTAAAAAATATTACAATATTTTATAATATATTGTAAATCAATCAGTTATAAAATGGCTAAAACGGGCAATTTCACTGTTATTTCACAGTTTCTTTCATCTTATAATGCCTTTCATAGATATGCATATTGCAAACATAATGGTAATATTTGCCTACTTTTCTTTCTAATTCTTTTGCTACCATTATTTGAAGTTCACTAAAACAGTATTGATCATTGCAGAAACCATAAACAAGATCATTTGATCTCATCATTACTTGCATACTTAATTCGTCATTATTATCTATATAGAAATTAATAGCATATGTGCAGATTGTGTCCTTAGCATAATTATCTATTTCTTTACCATCATACAGTGAAATACTCGCTCTACGTGTCAGAGGATCATTTCTAAGCATGTCTATAACCTTATTAAGTTGATTATTTCTTTTCCATTGATAACCATAGTTAGAATTGACATTTCCATTCTCATCCATCATGGTTGCCCATATCTTAGCTTTTTTAGATATTTCTTCTGCATTAGGATTACCTGACAAATACCATTGGAACTCATATTCAGCATAATATGGATTCCATTTACGCCATTCTGTTTTTATTAAGTTTTCTTTAGGTGTTCTTATTTCAACTAATACATTATGGACTGTTTTAGTTCCATTTCTTTCTTCACCATTTTTCATTATAATGTCATACAAGTCTTCAAATGCATCTTGAGCATTATAATATGATTTGTTGTACATAAAT